CAGGCCATGTACCTTCCATATCGTGCATCATTTCTTCTACAATTTTACATTGTTTCTTTTCTTCTTCTGATGCTTCTTTTGGAGGAACCATGCTCCACTTAGCTTTACCTATGATGTTGTCAAACAGAGTAAGTGCAGAGTTAATTGAACTATGCGCTGACATTTTCTTATATGTTATAATACTAGCAGGAAAGTTCAGTTCAGCGCGAAGATCACTGTCTGTTACACCACCAAATACTGACAGACCCAAGCTACCCATTTCTCCGAGTTTGAACCTGTCTGGTTGATCCACCTGAGTTTGCATTGATTGTTTTTTTGTTGCCACTACAGGCTCCTTTTTTGTTATAATTTGCTATAAATTAAAATGTGAACGATGGTAAAGACTGGAAGGATTGCATTGGAACAGAACTTTGATTAAAATTTACGTTCATCATTGGTACGGAGGGTGAACTGTTAAAAGTGCCTAGGGAGAAATCTGGAATGTTGTTGCCTTGGTTTAATAGGTAAAAAGCATCAGAAGTTGCATCAACAAGGTCATCATGGTGTTTTCCGTTACCATCAAATAACTCCAACTGATCAAAATAATTCTTATTCCATTCTGCATTTATTACTTGTACAAAACGTGCTTCTGTTACAGCAGCAAATGGTTGAAATCTAGTTAATTTAGACTTAACAGGTCTTTGTAATTTGCACACAAATCCCATTTCAGCTAATCGTCGTTGTAAGTCTCTTGCATATGCTCCCGCTTGCGCATTTGGATCACATGGAATTGACCATATAACATCTCTTCCAAACTGTCGGGCTAGTTCAAATATTTTATTCTCAACATCGTGAACTCTAGCTTGCATTGTGTGTGTAAATTCAATAGTATAGATACTCTGTTTACTTTTAGACATGAGAACAAAAGCTGTACTATCTGGTGATTTCTGTGCCTCAGAAACTGCAGTAAATGCTAAGTCCACACCCATTACTCTTTTTGTTGAGTCAATTGGAGGATAATCCACAATATCCACATGATTCCTGTGCCAGTATCCGCTTGTTTCTTCTCGTGCTGTCCAACTACCTTCCAGCATAATTAAACGCTGGACTCTAGGTAAGGACATAAGATTGGATAAATAGTCAGTGTTAGCTAAATATTTATTATCCCAAATCCGGGCCGAGCAGAAGCGAAAGCTACGAATACCACTTGCATTACCTTTACCATAAATAACTTCAGCATCTTCTCTTTTATCAAACCATTTTAATTCTCCATTATTTCTAACGAAGTATCTTTCAATGTTTGATTTTTCAGGAATTGGAGTACCATCATTAGGGTCAAGATAGAAATCCTGAATCCAGTGGCGAAGAAATGAATTATAATTAGGATTGGTACAGAGATACATCTGTGGTGTATAATTTACTGCCGCATTACGCATACGACTAAGTAAGAATGTAATTTGTGTTTCTGTGAAGTCAGTGGCTTCATCAAAAGCAACAAAAGAGTATTGAGCCAAAAGTGTTCATGAATATTCGTTAGACATTCACCGTTATTAACTGCTGCATATTACTATGCAGATCAGACTATATCATATTCCTTCTAGGAATCCTGCCGTTTCGTTGCACTTGCAACTACAGTTAGTCGTTGGGCATTTATCACTAAGTGAATTTAGCAACGGATTGTCCTTGTAAGGAGTTTCCCGTTTTAGACAGGTTATTCGATAAGGATTACTCCTTAAAGGGGCACTAATCTACCCTTGTGGTCGTATGCATTACTTTCGTGTTGCATGTGACTGAACTTTAAAATACTTCCATTCTCAAAAATAATTTCATGTTCACGATGTCGAATTCTAATTTTATCAAAAAGACCAGTATACATCTGTACAGCTTCTGCCCAAATTGATCCCGGAGCGTCCAACATTTTACTTGTGCGTCGGAAAATACAACCTGTGGATTTTGGCACCATCATAAACTTCAATGCTGTGATTAGAAGTGTATAAGTCTTACCAGAACCAGCAGCGCCACCGTATAGTGTAATATCGCTCGTTGAATTGAGGGCATCTTCTTGAGGTTTACTTGCTGGTGCAATTATCTTATTGTTCATTTAATTCCTTTAATATATGTTCAAGTGCAGTCACAGGATAACACTCAGTGTGCCCGTTACTTTGCATATAACCAGTCATGAATTTCTTGCACAACTTCAGATGATTGAACTTTTTGTGAATGCTTCTTTCAGTTAACATTGCGTTATACCCAGTATCAAATGCTTTACTGAAAAGTAATTCAGATTTACAATCTTTAGGTATTTTATAATTTGCTTTACGAATTGAGAGGTTTCTAGAGTAACCTAGTTTTAACCATTCAAAGTCTGAACAAGAAAAATGACACAAATATATCAAACTTGGTTTAGTGTAATGTGAATCTCCACACTCACTACATTGCCATGAATCATCGATTGCGTGATCTACTCGTAATTTCTTACTATGCCCGCATGGGAGTTTAAATAACCAGTAACGTTCTTCTTTAGAAAGCACTTCTAATCCGTTTTCCTCACAAAGTTTGACCTTTTCATCTTCAATACAATCTTTACACTCAAATCTACCAACTGGTACACAAGGTGCAGATATATCTTTAATGTGAGAACAATCATTGAATCTGTACCTACGATAAGTACCGTTTAATTCAGATTTTCCCAAGTAAGTTAAGTTTTGGCTTTCTGCATCTTTTATTAGTCTATCTTCATAACAGACAACGCAATTATCGGATAGTCTTTTCTGTACATTACTTATTCGCATATCATTTTCATGGCCACACGAAACAAACCTATACTTACGAAAATATGAATCGTTATTGTCAGCTAGTCCAACATAAAGTAGACCAGAATCCGAAGCTTCTTTATGGAGTTGTAGTTCTCTACATTGTTTACAGACAACACTATCTCTACGAACATGGGTCGGTTGAAGATATTGCTCGTGACCACAACTTTTAAATAAGTACAAATTGTAATTCGGGTACGACTTACCAAAAGATTTATCTGCTTTTCTTAATAGAGTCAAACCTAATCTCTCAGCTTCTTGTTCTTGTTTATTCATTATTAATTCCCTGTTATTAAACCTCAATAAACACAAGGAAATGAGCGAGGGAACTCACTTGTCGGTCGGCCAACCTATCCTTGGTATACTTACATTGTACTACTCTTTTGAATCTTCTGGTGTTTTTAACATTGTTAGAGAGAACATTGGTTGATTGGGCTGAACCTCCTGACCCTCACCATCTTCATCACCACCTTCGTATGCGTCTTTTAGTAAGTCTTTGTATAAACCAATAAGTAAAGCTGCAGATTTTAGTTTGTTAGCATCAGCCGCATCATCCCGTTTCATTATGCGACTAGCAGTCATTACGCTGTCAGCAATATGTGGTTTGATCTTGCGTAGTAAACTCAGAAGTTCTTGTTCTTTAATTTCTCTGCGACTTTTTTCCCTGTTGGGTTTGATTGAACCCTTCACGTTAATGTTAGGATCAATCTGTCCGTTTAATTCTTTTTTTGATTTGAATGCCATTTTAGTTCCTTCATGTATTACTCGCGCAGAAACGCGAATAGCTCCTACAAAGGAGCCTTAGTTATTAGTGCAGGTTACATAATCCTGCGGTTGAATTTTCGTACCAACTGTTTATCTGATCACGCTAATATTTATCTGTAGTCTTGGCAAACTATATCAGTAAGAGTTAGATAGACTCTTTGTTACGTGACTTTAGTTATCACGGACGCCTAGAACTTTCGTTCTTAACCGCAGCATCAACGGACCAAGGTAGGTTAGGTTTGTACAAAAATGTACATTATACTATACATTTTATACTAAACGTACACTATAAGATACACTATTGGTTCCCTTTGAGATGAATCGAACACTCGTAGGCGCTGTACAAAAGCGCTATATTGCCACTATATGAAAAGGGAGTATGTTTGGCATGACATAACAGAGTCGAACTGTTCTTTACTGGATGAAAACCAGTTATCCTAACCGATAGATGAATGTCATATAAATAGATTCTGTTTCTTGGCTCTATTATACCTCAGTGAGATTAGATTAGCTCACGGAGCTTCCGCTTATGCTCTGGTCTGTGCGGTTAGACTCGAACTAACGATTTCTCCCTTCCAAGGGGAGTAGATTACCAACTTTCTCACACACAGTAACTGGACAGGCTTTTCACCTGATAGATAACTTCCGTTATTGGCTTCCCATCCCTGAGAAATTTAATAAATTAAACATGAGCTTTCCACGCGCGGTCTTCTCCTGTGTCATCTGGACTTAGTTACCTGTTTATCAGGTTCAGATATGCAAGTAATGTTTAATTTAAACTGGCTCCATCTGTTGGCTCCGACCCAACCTCACCGGATTAACAGTCCGGGGTGCTCACCAAGAATACTAAAATGGAACAAACTGGCGACAAATATCAGAATCGAACTGATGACAAAAGGATAGACAATCCTCTGCTCTACCAACTGAGCTAATTTGCCTTAAATGGATGCGGGAGAGGAAAACGATTCCTCAACTTATAGCTTATGAGGCTTGAGGATACCCTGAATTCCCGCAATATATCTGGTGGACAGATACGGACTTAAACCGCATGAGTGCGAAGTAGCTGTTGATCACTGCTTAACCCACGCCGTTTTCTCGCTAAACTACTACCCTAAATTCTTTACTTACCTAATCATAAAACACAGCTTGCGTTACACCCGTAGGATTCATCAGCATATCAACTTCCACCTGATCTTCTGCATCATACGTTTGTTCATCTAACGTATCTACACAGTTCTCACAGGCTTTTCCTTCTGAATTCCAAGGACTTACTCTGAAGTATTCCCCGCAATGTACGCATGTTGCCATATTAGTTAGGCTCCCTATTATAACCGATTATTCGGCTTTGTTATTGTTATTAAAATTTTTATTAACACGGTGTACTGGAGTGAACCCAATTTAGACCCTATCGACTTAATGTTTCTTGTGAGTCCGTCCGACATACACTATGCATCACGACTGCATTAAACACCATGTTAATAATTTTTATAAGTTCCGGTTGCTTGCCGGAGTTTCAGTGAGTTTATTAGACAAACGAAACAGCTTAGATTTACTCAGCGTTACTGTTGGTTAGTATCTTGCAGTCATAACTAGACTAAAGCTAAATTATTTTACGTTGAAAACAAACTTAGTAATTTAAGTATATCTAGAAGTATTATATCACAATTTTTTCAGAATTGCTAGTTAAATATTAATTGAATTATAAATAATCAACACAATCAGATGCAGATATACCAAGATCATTGTTAACAGGTGGCTCCAACTTTTTACGAATAGCTTCATACTTAACTTCAAGATTCAAGTATTCTCTAGCAATTACTTGAGTTAATGCGTCAGTACCTCCAGTATCATCTGCATTAATTTGCTTGCACACAGCTACAACTTGGCGCCTTCGTTTTGCGTTATACAAACGTTGCAACCATCTTTCTTGGTAAACCTTCATTATAAACCTCCTTCTAGTCAAACACACAAGATGTATCGACTTATCAGTCGAACATGCAATATTTAGTCAAGACTTTACTGTACTTAAGTTGTAACCTAAGCATCAGCTTCCTAGCTTCGGTAATATCATGTACTACTTTCTGCTTCTCTTGACCTTTCTCTAGCCAGTGTACCACATATTTGAACTGATCCGTAGGATGTTGCAACATTTTTATTTCTTGAGTCAAGTTCCGATGTGCTTCCTTTACTGCCAGAAAGACTGAACGGGAAACTGGCATTAAATTCTTCAGAGAATTGTCTTCTACGTTCAAATCACGGTGTAGCACACGTTTGTTATCACTCAGTGCAACACCGAAAGCTAACATACAGGCTATTCTGTCTAGTTTTAACTTATATGATTTCTTTTCTATAGGATCAAACACTATAACCAACCCATCATGGTCTGCGATTAGCTTTCGCTTGCTCTTTATAGTATAAATAGAACCAGAAAGAGGATCGTAGGTTAAAATCTGCTTTAATCTTTCTGGTTTCATCTTAGTTCCTTACTTAGGTTTAGCTACAGGTTTACGTTTTGGTTTAGCTACAGCAGCTTTGTTTTCTTTTTCAAGTTCAGCCTGAGTTAGTTCTTCACGTTGCTGCAGTCGTTCTACAATTTCATCTGATTCCATATAAATCTCTTTACCATTGATCATGTCTGTAATTTCGATTTCACTCAAGAAATGTTTGTAAGTTTTACGCAGTAGTTTACTTGCTGAACTAGTTGTGTGCTGTACGTGAGCTAAAACATCCGAACCTTTACCACCAGTACCATAACTGATATTATGGCACAAGAAAGTAGCGTTGTCACCAACGTATACTTCGTTACAATGCAAAGCAAACATTGACGCTGCACTACTAGCTGAACCTACAACAAGAGCTACCGTATTAGCTTTAGTCATATTAATACCTTCTAGAAGCGATAGTAATCCTGCTAGTGAACCACCGGGGCTATTAATAATAAAAGCTGCTGTATCCTGCTCAGAAGCGTTCATGAGCATATTGATTACACCACGGTAGAAAGCAGGTTCACGGAAAGAACCATCAATAGGTACTGTGTAGTTAGCAATTTGTTGATAATTAGCAAAGAATCCTAATTGATCGTTTTCTGAGTATTCTTCTTGGTCTAAATCTTCGTTAGTTGACTTACGTTTAAACATTGGCTTGGTATATTGGCTTAATTTCATGTTTACCGTCCTTTCTTGTGATTAAACATCAACGATGTTTTTTATGTTGTTTATCTTGCTCAGACTGAGATACAATAGCTGTACCTTTCTGATCTTCTAACATTTCTTCTTCGAAAGCAATAACGAACTCTTTTGTCAGTCCACTACGGCAAATATCTTCTCTAGTAAAATTAATAAAAGAAGTTTCACTGATTTTATACTTCTGAGTTAACTTACGTAGATACGTCAAACCATTCATTCCGTTACGTACATCAGTCTGCATACCTGTATCATCACCACAGAAGATAATCTGTGAATTCTCGCCTACACGAGTAACCAGAGCTTGGACTTCTGGTACAAACAAAGATTGTGCTTCGTCAATGATAATAATAGCGTCATCCCAAGACCTACCGCGAATAGTTTCTAGTGAGCAAATCTCAATACTTCCGTTCTTCAGATGAATACCTGTGGTTGCTTTACCTAAGAAATCCTCAAAGTAATCTATTAACTGTTGATAAAACGGAAGTAGTTTCTCTGATGCAGTACCGGGTAACATTCCAATTGTACGTCCAGCTAAAGGCTGGTAAGCACGAATAAGAATAACTTTCTTTACTTGTTTAGCTTGAAGTTTCTTAGCAGCGTGCCATACACTCAAAATAGACTTTCCCGTACCAGCACTTCCTTGAGCTACTACTAGTTTATTGTACTTAAATGCGTCAAGGAGAAGACGCTGGTTTTCATTCTTTGGATGAAGCTGTGGAAATAATGTACGAGTGAACTTTTCTTTTTGTACAATTTGTTCTTCTTGCTTAATGCGTCTTTTCATCTGTTCTCCTTATAATAGAACTGGTTACTTGTTCTTTGGTTTAGGGCCACGTTTAGCTGGTTGATCAACCTCTGATGTTTCTGGTTTAGCTACGACTGTTTCTTCCTTGGCTACAATCGAATTTGAAGGTTGTTCACCAACTAACTTCTGTTCATCTGGTAGTAAAGCAAAAGGAGTAATTCCTAATACATCCCCTGCTTCACTAAAAGCAAGCACTGAAGGTGTTTCTGCTTGCTTAACTGGAAGCACATCCTTTTCAACTACTGGTTCTACAATAGGTGGAAAATCTAATACAGGCTCTGTTTGTTGTAACGTCTGTGGTAACCAATTAAGATTAGGTTTACGCAGCTTCATAATACAAGTATGAACATGTCCGATAGTCTGAGGATAAGCTTCGTTTGAATCGAAATCAAATTCGTACCCGTTGTGAATAGCTTGTTCTACGTCTTTTAACCATTCGGCTAATCCATAGTTTTGCACTAGCAGAGTTTCAGGGAGTGTATCTCCGTTATTTAGTTCTTGCATATTATTCCTTATTTAGTTTTGTACGTAATTCATAACCCATTAAAGGCCAGATTTTCTGTTTAGCATTTTCTCGTGCGATCTTACGTCCGATTTCTGCGTCAAAATTCTCAGGTGAAGCACAAGCTGATTCTCCAGTTACGGTGAATCCATTTTTTAGTACCAAAACACAGAAAGTAAGTAAATCTAGTTCTTTCGGAGTAGCTTGCCATTCAGGTCCACGTTGTAACCCGCAAACTCCATCCGTTGCAGTGAAGTAATGCTCACTTTTGATATTATCTTCAATATCTTTTGGTGTAACCCTAGCTGCTGTTAATCCTTTTTGTTGAATTTCTTGTTCGATACCATTATCATCTGTTCGTGGAGATTGAATATTTTGCATAAGTTTTAGAGTCCGAATCCCTTCGGAATCGTTCTTTCCTTTCATTTTGTTTGTTGTTCTGCGCGTAAGTCCAGCCAGTCAGCTACTGCTATACATGATTCGGCTAAATCACGTAAGTCTTTATCGTTCCAGTAAGTTTTAGTTGTGAATCCATCTTGATCCATTGTGTAACCTTTAATTTCTTTGTAAGTTACATTTACTGTAGGAGAAAAATTTCCAATCTCTGCCATCTTGTTCCTGTGTTTTTCATCAAGGTCTTTCCATTCCATATTAGTTCCTTTCCAGTTGTGGTTCGTATTTCTCACCGTAATCGTAACATCCAGCGTGGCCTTCACATTCGTGTATCCAGTAGGAGTCTTCTCCATCATACACTTCATCAGCTACGCTTACGTCACCCCAACAAGG